ACCAGCAACTGCTGTAAAACCAGAAGTTTTTACTGCTTGCCAAGAGGTTCCACCTGATACTTCAGCAAATGATAACTGTCCAACACCTGTTGTGCCTGAACCAGATACTGACGCTACTTTTAAAAATCTGTCTGCTGTTACATTTCCAGTGGGAAATTTTAGCTCATAGCTCTGCCCTGCGCTGTGTGCAGGTCCAGTAAGTTTAATCCCATGAGAGTTGGCTTCACAGTTAAGCTGAATAGAACCTGGGTTTGTTGCACCAAGAACTTCTATGAGGCCTGTTCCTTTAGGTCCCACTTTTAAACTTATATTAGAATCACCACCAGTTGCTTGAATAGATGGTGCATTACCTGTTGCAGCATTAGTTATGTCTAATTGGTTTACTGCAGATGAAGTTGTTTGAAATACTATTTGTTCGTTTCCGTTTTCATCTGTAATACCATGAGCATCATCAAATGAAATATTAAAAGAATTAGTATCTAGATCTCCACCTAATTGTGGTGATGTATCATCAACAACATCTCCACCTGTTTGAATTTCTAAAATGTTTGGATTTGTTCCATCACTAGCTGTAGCAAATACTATCGCTGTGCCTTTGTTAGTTGCTGAAAAAGTAAATGAAGAACCTGAACCGGATACATATTTAAATTGAACTGTATATGCACCTGAAGTTGCATTTTTTAAAATATAAAAAGTTTGCACATCTAATGGAATTGTTACAATTTGATTGCCTGTAATTGTACCAGTAAACTCAATCATTCTTTGTTGAGCTGTCCCTGTAGTGTTTCCATCTACAACTGTTAAATCAGTTTGTTGTGCTCCACCTGCAATAGATACTTGTGAAAACCCACCTGTTATTTGTTCAAGAATTTCTAAATTTTTATTTGTTTTTGTACCCCAAGTTCCAGCGTTTTCACCGGTTGCTTGAAGTTCGATCCCCAACGGGGTAAATGTACTTGCCATAAATTTCTCCTATGCAGCGTCACTATAACTTGTATTTGATCCAGTTGCAACATTCGAATATGAAGTATTCGAACCCGTTGAAACATCACTATAAGATGTATTTGATCCAGTGTCAACATCTCCATATGCAAAGATATTTACTGACCCTACATTTAACGTGGCTGATTGACCTGTTAATCCAACCTGCATATCAACTACAGATACAGAACCAATACTAGCGGTAAATGACTGACCAGATATTCCAAGAGTCATATCATTAGGGTCTAAAGCCCCAACACTAGCTGTTGCAGATAATCCTGTTAAATTAGCTACAGCACCACCTAAACCTATAATTGTACCTAAATTAAATTCTGCAGATACACCAGATAATATTGCTGTATTGTTTGGTGCAACTGCTGTACCAATTGATGTTGACATTGAAAAACCTGTAACATCAACTTGGTTACTAGAAGATCCAACCGCAGTTCCTTGAGCAGAGGTTATTGATAAACCCGATGGTAGAACAGTATCGTTTGGTGCTATTGCAGTTCCTTGACTTAATGTTGCTTCTTGACCAGTTAAACCAACTGCCATGTCTGCAACTGTTACTGAGCCTATTGAGAAAGAAGCTGATATACCAGACATTGCAACATTAGCATCTGATTCAACTGCTAATGATCCAACATTAAATGATGATGAGACACCTGATGGTTCCACAACTGCAGAACCAATTCCTGATAAAGAACCTGCGCTGGCTGAAAATTCTACACCACTAATATCAAAGTTAGGACTTAAACCAATTGTAATTGCAAATTCACCCCAAGCACCTTGGCCGTAGGTATTATTACCCCAACCTTCTATACCCATGCTTGAAGTTATTTCTTGACCTGTAACAGAAATAGTTACATCATTAAGATCTCCCCAAGACTGTTCGTTCCAAGTCTTGGCTCCCCAACCTGCTGCAAATTTTTGATTTTCGTTCCAATTAGCCTGTCCCCAGGTAAACCTGCCCCATCCTGAAGATACCGACATGGTCGGCCTCCTATGCTAATCTGATGATTGCGCTGCTTGCGTCTGCTGT